TACTGGCACCGTGGAACTTGCATTCATAAAAAAATACAACAAATTCATTTCACTGGAAAATAAACAAACCACAATGGCCGAGGTGGCGAATGAAAAAGGCGAAAGATGGTGAGCTCGTAAGCGAGGTGCCAACGCGCATACCGATCCCCGAATGGATTTTGCAAATTACAGAACCTCAACAACGCCGGGAAGAACTGAAGACGTGCTGGTTATCTTACGGCTACAGCGATCGGTATGAAGTGGTTCGGATTGAAAGTGGACACTTTATCATGTCGAGAAAACGGTAAGTGTTGCCGCCTATGAATATTTACACCTCTTAACGCTCTAACGCCGTTTCTAGGGGATTAATGCACAAATCTTGTGCTGTAAATAGCACAAAGAATCGTCGCCTCATATGGCGGTTAAAAACGGTCAGGGAGGGTAACTCATGGGACAGCCAGTGTTGAGCAGGGAAAAGGAAATGCGGCAAGTGTTTCAGGGAGACGAAAAAACTATTCACATCCTCGATCTGCCACCTGAAGAACAAGAAGAATGGGCGATCAAGTATGGAATTGATCTGGACAAGCTGAGAAACCGCACCACTCCCGCAGAAAAGACGGAGGTTTCAGAGGTAAGTGAACCTCCAAAAGAGCTGACAAAAGAAATATACCTGGAGCTGAAAGAGCAGCGGATCCGCGACAAGGAAATCGCAGAGCGATTCGGCATCGGGTATCCAGCAGCTATTGGTGAATGGAAGAAAGAGAATGGCTTAAAAGGTTACCAGATGAAGCCGAACCCAAAGTTCACTGCCGTACCAAAGGAACGTCCGGAAACTGAAAATAAACCAACAACACCAGATTCGCCGGTTGTAAAAGAGCTCGAAGAAGCTCTAGTGAGTAAAGACGAGCAGATTTCTAAATACCAATCTTTACTCGACGGTGCGAATAAAGCACGAGTGGAAGCGCAGGCAAAGGCGGAGTCATTGGAGATTGAGCTTCGCCAATACAAAGCTAAGTGCGAGCCACTTGATCTAAGATTTTCTGTCTCTGAGTTGATGAGCATCGGTGTAACAACAGTCCAAACATTTGCGGAGTTTCAAATCCTTGCCGAAGTGCTGGGGAAAATGAAAATGCCATGGACGGCTTCGCATGATGGGAGTTGTTTCAACATCCAGGCGGCGATATGAGAAAGCGGTACTGTCCGCTGCTACGAAAAATCGAAGCTTTCGGAGAGATTTTCCTAGGCGACCTAGTCAAGGGTGTTTACTTCTCGGATGACGAGCAGATCCGAATCAGGCTGGAAGACTACAGACAACGCGGGATGATCGACTACAAGGGCAATCGGATATGGGAAGGCACGGTTATTAAAGTGAGGAGGAAAAAACGTGGCAAGGTACGTAGGAATTGACCCATCAACAAAAACGGGGTTAGTCATTTTGGATGAAGAGGGCTCAGTTATCGAGTCGGAAGAAGTCACCAAAGAAGGCGCGGATCCACAACGAATGTCATCGCTAATTGACTACATCGTTTCAAAAATACAACTTGGCGATCGAGTGGGAATAGAGGGATTTTCATTTGCTTCTAAAGGGCAAGGTGTTGACTTTCAATATGGACTTGGGTGGGCTCTTCGGATCGCCTTATTCAAAAAAGGTATTCATTACATTGAACCAGCACCAACACAAGTAAAGAAATTTGCCACTGGGAAAGGCACTGCAGATAAAACAGAAGTTGCTTTAGGGCTGTTCAAGCGATATGGATACGAAAATAAATCGGACAACGTTCGTGATGCTTTCACGGTTGCTCAAATTGTCAGAGGGTATTTCAACCAAGAGAAACTTGTATCCCATCAGCGAGAAGTGATTGGTGCAATGAAAAATCCAGTTACGAAGAAATCTAAGAAATAGGAGCGTGTAACTGATGCAAACGACTGTACTTTCAAAAATGGTAAAGGCTGAGAATCAACTGAAAAAGCGTGTCCTGACACTGCATCTGGACTTGGACATTGAAGATGAGCAATTGAACATTCTGGCTGAACTGAAAAAGAACAGTATTGCTCTTCTGACATTTGGTGAACAAGCCAAACCGAACACAAAAGTAGAGCAAAAGGCAGCTATCCGCACGATTAACAATCAACAAAAGAAAATCGTGCTAACAATCGACATTGAAAAGGACATCAAAGAAGAGAAATGGATACAAATTCAGCGCTTAGTCGGCTTAGAAGTTATCGAACTGACCGCAGAGTACTGCGAACCGGACGAAGAAGGTGTTGAGGAAGGGCAGATGAATATCGACGATGTTCACGAAGGCATCGAATACAAGGCAGGAGCGGATGGGATCGTGGAGCTGACAGGCGCTGACCGTGCAGCCAAAGAGTTTGAAGAAGCACAACAAGCAGCCGGAGAACAGGAGCCCTTCTAATCAGGGCTCTGCTCTCTCGGAAAGGATGACGTTAGATGGAAATTCACATCAATGAGAAATACCGCATTACACATGACGGCAACCACAACTTTATCATCGAGGAACGCAAGCTGATCAAGTCCACTAAAGAGGGCGTGGACGATCGATACGAGTGGAAGGAACCAAGGTACTACGGTACGTTGCATGGAGCGTGTATCGCACTTATTGACGTCGCTGCACTGGGATCGGAAGCGAAGTCCTTGGAAGAGGTAGTAGAGGAACTACGACAGTTGAAGGATGACATCTTCAACGAATTTAGAAAGCTGAGGGAGATCGAAAGGATATGGAGGTCATCAGAGACATCAATCCACACCTCGGACACAAAAACGACGTGATTCCCAAAAACATCAACATCGTGCACAGCGTTTGCCAGCGGTTCAAGAAACGCGCGGCAAAAATACGCATTGAATACGATGACATGTTTGGAAATGGCTGTATAGGTCTGATGAAAGCTTTTCATAAGTTCGATCCAACGACTGAGAGGGCATGCAAATTTTCAACCTTTGCCTTCAGTTACGTCGAAGGATATATCCAAAATTTTTTGCGTGACCATAGCGGATTGATTCATGTTCCACGGCGAGTCATGGAAGTGGCAGCAAACATTCAAGATGGAGGACTACTGGACGCAGAATCACGCATCGCTGCCAAAGCCCTAGGATGCTCTATCGAGTATGTAGAGAATGCGAAGGACTTCCTGACGAGGAAAATAGTTTCATTGGATGAGCTTCTACCAATCCAGCGGAATGACAAGATACGTGTCATAGACTCTATTCCTGTTCAAGAAGACTTCACTTCTGTAGAAATGATAGATTTCATAAGCACACTTTCAGGCTATGAAATAGAAATTGTGGGTCACTTGCTCATGGGTAAAAGTCAAAGAGACATTTGTAGTGATATGGGTAAAAGTCCAATGACCATCAGAAAGACAACCAGAGCGATAGGGGAAAAGTTACTGGTTTACATCGGTTAGGCAAAGGGGGGCAGTGAATGTCAAAACGCAAGAAGCACAAGAAGCCACCGATCAGGAACAAAAACACGGTCATTCCGGTCAAACTTTCCGACTTTGAAAAAGCAGCTGAGGAAGCAGTCGATCGCGCTACCTGGTTGATTGAAGAAGCATTGCGAGAAGAGTTTGGATTCGGTGATACACGCATTCAACGGCTCCGGGCAAAAGTTAAAGAAATGGCCGAATATAAGAGTTTCGAGGCGTGGGTTGACGGTTCGTTAAGTGCAAAAATGAAGGTATTTTGGGTCAATTCGGATAGGAGTGTCCATGGACGCCTGTAGGGTACACTAGCTCAATTATGTAAAACAAGGCGGTGAGAAGAGTGCGGCAGACAAAGCATGTGGTCATGTTTTCAACTGGATTAAGCTCGGCATATCTCGCCCATTGGGTCATCCAGACATACGGCAAGGAGAACACGATCCTGTTCTTCACAGACACGCTTTGGGAGGACGAAGACAACTATCGATTTATGTCTGAAGTATCTGATCACCTTGGCTTGCCAATGACGATCACAGCAGATGGCAGAACTCCAGAAGAAGTATTTTTTGATCACAGGTTCATGGGAAACTTCGGCACAGCCCCTTGCTCAAAGGATCTAAAAATGAAGCAAACAGTGCTGTTTGTTGAAAATCTGAGGCTGCAGGGATTCGAACCAGTCCTGTATTTTGGGATCGGCTACAAGGAAAGAGAACGGGCACCCAGGATTGCAAAGAACTACGCCCATAATTGCCTGGAGCTTGTGAAATGCAGGTTCCCTCTGATCAAACTTCACATCAAAGGGCAAACGAACCTCCACAACGACTACTACCAAAAAGTGATTGAGAAAGAATGGGGAATCAAGATTCCGCGCATGTACGGCCTTGGATTCTCTCACGCTAATTGCGGAGGACGCTGCATCAAGGGTGGATTTGAGCATTACAGGACGCTATACAAGGTGTGGCCGGAACGATACAAGGATCAGGAAGAAATGGAACGCAAGTTTGGTGAAGAGGTAAATGCGTATACGATCCTGAGACGCAACGGACAACCATTCACGCTTGAGCAACTGAGAGAGGAAATCGAACGCAAAGGGTCCCAGTTGTCATTCGGTGATTTGCAGCTGGAAGAAGACGTGCCATGCGCATGTTTCATTTAACAAACTGCTCAGGGAGGTAAGGTCATGAAAAAAAAAATCGTGAAGATCATGTTTTCACCGGACCATGTGATGATGTTCGGAGACTCTTATAAGACATGGGAACAGCAATTGGAGGAATACCTACTCGTACTAAAAAACCACGATTCGTACCCGAAAGAAATCCAAAGTGTTCAGGTATCGGACGAGCCTTGGATCAAGTGGGGTGGATTGAAGTGGTGCCCAGAATATAAATTTCAACGCCACCTGAACCGTGAAGGTTGCCAAGACAGTGAACTCGACAATCCAAATCCAAGAAAGTACGCTGATATGCGATTTTACCTTGACGATACATTCACCGCAAAAGCGAAGAAACTGCTTAGCAATGTTGCTGCGGGAATCTATTAACAAATTGTGTAAAGGGTGAAAGAGATGCAGGAATACAGCATTGGAAAATCCACAATGGAGCGGTATAACATCCGATTGAAAGGCGGAAACCATTGGCGTTGTGCTTGGGCAATTATCTCGATAAGTGATGACGGTGTTTTCAATGCACAAACCGATTGTGGTGATTTCTCGTATCGCTGGTCGTCTTTCGGAGATTGCTTCAAATCGTTTCTGATCGACATTTGCTCGAAGGATGCAGACTATCTTTACAGAAAAATCTGTGATCGTGAGCGTGACGGAAAGATTGACATGGAGAAAACCGTCGAAAATATGAAATCTCGAATCATCCAGAAACGCAGAGAAGACGGGAATCGAAACCCATTTTTGAGTGAGGAACTATCACCAGATGAAGCAAGAGAATTGTGGGATGCGTTGGATTTGGTTGACCATGGAGAAGTGTCCAACGATGCGTTCGCTTCAATCTTTTATCATGAGTTGCCAAGCGATGAAAGACGGAAAGTGTTCTCAGATGAGTTTTGGTATGACGATCTCTTGGTCACGTCTCCTGATAGACAAGCTAAAGCATTCTGCGATGTGGTTGCACCAATATTCGCTGAAATCTTGAAGACTGAATTGAAGGAAGCGAAAGCCGTTACTGCGTAATTCGATGATTACACGAAGTATTTAACACTATAGTTATTTTGGAAAGGAGCAATATACATGTTTTGCGTTGACGATATCGACGGTTGCGAATTCGTAAAAAGTTTAGGCGTTGGACATATGCTGGTTTCTTTCGATACAGACTCAAATGGTATTCCCACAGGTAAGATTCGCGTTGTATACGCTGATGGATCAAGTAAAGCAATAAGTTATGAAGAAGCTCAAGAGAGATTCGATTCAGGCTATTGGAAAGTAGTTCGTTGAACAAACCACACGATTTGTAAAGGAGAGAGGATCATGGTTCAAAACAAGCTGTTCCGTTTCAGGGAAGAATGCTGCATCTACATCATCGCTCCTGATAAAGATAGAGCCATTGATTGGTACATCGGCAGGTGCGTTGGTCACAAGGTATTCGGGATTGAAGTCGAGGCGTATTTGAAAGATGGGATGTCATATGACGAGTTCATTGAAGTGTTTGTCCATGAAGTCCCTATGGATGAGATGTTTACCCTGTACGTTATGGACGATGGAGAGCCGCTGGAGTTAACGGTCAGGGACCATATTGCAGCAGCGGAGAAGGATTATGGAGACGAGTTCCCGCGATTCTTTGCGCAGTCCGAAGACTGATGTTAACAAACCAATCGATGTGATAAATGGGGAGGGAGAAAATGAAGGCTCGGGATATTGTTTTGGCACTGGAAAAGCGGCATGGTGCGGACAAACTAGGCACAACAGGCAGGGAGTGGGCATTCTTTGCAGAGTTAAGAGCAGGGACAGGCTATTCAACTTATGACTACGCCCTGAAAAAGAGAAAGCCGTTTAATCCGGAGCAGAGATTTGATGCGTGGGCGATCAACTTATACCCATCAAAAAAGCACGAGAGAGTCGTTTATGAAATAAAGGTTAGTCGAAATGATTTTCTCCATGAAATTAAGCATCCAGAGAAAAGGGAGCAAGCACTACAGCTCTCAAATTACTTCTATTTCGCTACTCCAAAAGGTCTTGTAGATGAAGCAGAAATACCTCCTGAGTGCGGACTGATTGAAGTGGACACGGAATTAAAGACAAGGGTGATCAAGAAAGCGCCATTCAGAGAAACAGAGTGCTTGTCGTGGCAATTCCTTTGTGCGATTGCGAGAAGGGCGTGCGTTGCAGAGAGATCAGTGAAAGATCATGAAAAACGAATTCGTGACGAGTACGTACCTGTTTAACTTAACATTACGTTTGATAAGTGAGGTGACGGGATGCTGAAATGGTTTCTCAAGTTCCTATGGAACATGGGATGCATCGTCGGAATAGCAGCAACTCTCATTTACATCATTAATCACGGCGGCAAGCCGTACAAACAAATAGATGCACACACGATTAAGCCAGCCACCGTCATCACGACAGACAAGCGAGAGAGCGACGAAATGATGGAATACATGTACAACGTTTGGCTGCCGGTAACAACCGTAGTCATCATGCAATAGGAGGGGACAACTTGATCCACGACCTTAAAACATGGCCCGAGCATTTCCGCGATGTTCGGGCAGGCATCAAGACTGCGGAGATCCGGCAAAATGATCGGAACTATCAGCCTGGCGATGCGCTGTTGTTGCGAGAGTACGACCCGAAGGCTGGCGAGTATACCGGACAGGTTGAGACTCGGACAGTAACACACGTTCTCGCAGGAGAACAATACCTGCAGCCAGGAATGGTTATGCTGTCGATGACTGGAGGGGAACGGGATGACCGGTACAAAAGTTGTGATTATAGAGTCCAAAAAAGAACTCGATAGTTTTATCGCAGAAAATGATGTGATCTCCATTCAGGCGTTGATTGTAAGTGGTCTATCGCAGTCAATCCTACGTGGCGGCGGAACCATTATGGAAAACAGATTGATATGGAATGTGTGGTACAAAACGCCGGGAGGGGAACAGGATGCAAGCAGGACGTGAGTTGGACAAGCTAATCGGTCAATCGTTTGGATGGAATGTTGATCCGACAGGAACGATCTACAGGAAGAGCGACATGTGGTTTGATTTACCACGTTTCTCCACCACTTGGGAAGGCATGGGAGTGCTGGTTGAAGAGGCACGTAAGCAAAGGTATGGGTTCAAACTATCTCTTCATGGCAGCTGCGATATGGCTACCGTTGGAACGGAGTTGGACGGACAATTTAAACTTGAGGCATTTTCCCATGGCGCAACTGCTGCACACGCTGCATGCCTGGCGTTCCTGAAAGCGAAAGGAATCGCCATTTAACATAAGAGAAACTCTGGAAAGGAGTGAGCTTCAAATTGAGAAGCAATTTTTTCGAAGAACACGATAGAAGAATGAAACGGATGTTTCGATTGTTTTGGATTCTCTTCGGGATCGTGGTAGCTATCATCATTGGCAGCTGGACATTTTACGGATACGTTGCCCTATATGTACTGGACAACCCAGAAAGTGTGGGGAATTGGTTCGGTCGGCTGCTCAGCGGCGGCTCTTGAGAAATTGTGATGAGGAGGGCTGATATGAATCGGGTAAGCCTTGGCCTTAGCAATCAATACGGCAGTGTAGAAGCCGTTGAACGTGATAGTAAGTACTATCTGGAACTTGGGTGCTATAGTAGCGTCGACTACGTTGAAATCAGCGAAGAACTGTTCTTGGCAATTAAAAAAGAGCTTGCTTAACACAAAGTGTTGCTATTGAAATAGCGCAGCATAGCGAATGGATAAGAAATAAATAGCGAACGGGGATGGATGGCATGGAACAAAAGCTTGAATATGACCAGGAACAAGAATTGATACTTGACGAGAAGGTCAGATCCATGGGTTACCGACAGCCGATCATTGACCGACTAGATCGGCAAACACGAAAGGGCATTGTGGAGTACGGGGATACAATCGACAAGTCTGGTCATCTTCGAAATAACACCGACAGGTTGGAGTATCTGGCAGAAGAGTTAACGGACGCGCTGGTCTACATAGAAGATTACAATGCCAACATGTCCAATATTGAGCGTTTGTTTCAGGAAGTAGCAGCTGAGAGGGCAGTGTATCTGAAGGAATTGGACACGGTCAAAACGATCTTACTGGAATGCATTCAAACCAAGAAGCCAATAGAACTTGCGCCGTGGTCAAACTCAATTGCATTAGAACCACTGCAAGTGAGTGATTTAGCTAGATTATTGGCAAAGCAGTACGATGATGACCACAAAAAGCTAGTTAGATTGACAGCAGAGAAGATCGAGTCATAAAAAAAGCCCCCTCAGCGGGAGCTAACGTGAAATCGACAATTTTTATTATACCACGGGCTTACCATGAGGGGGAGTTTTACAAATGAGCGCACAGCTGGATCTTTTCGTGACCGATGCAGACAAGGAAAATGCACGGAATTTGCTCAAAGCCTATCCATCATTCAAGGCAGCCGTGGAAATCTTCACGATTGAGAAGCACTTCCCTGAACAGTATGACTATAACGAGATAGAGATGGCCAACATTGAAGGGAAAGGGACTCGGGGAGACCTGGACGGACGGGGAACAAGAGGCGATGTGGTAGGCAACACTGTCATCCTTCGGGAAGAGCGCCCAGCAATGATCCTCGACTTTGAAAAGAAGTGTAGGGCGGTCGAAAGGGCCATGGGCGCTCTGACGTGGGAAGGCAAAGAGATAATGACCAAGTGCTACTTCGAGCAAAAGAGAGACAAACACATCTACGAAATGGTATTGAATTGGCCGAAGAGCACTTACGATTTCCATAAAAACAGAGCAATCAATCAAGTCACGTTCATTTTGAAGACGGCTGGAGTAATTTAGCCGTCTTTTTCATTGGGCGAAATTTAAGCGAAACCTAGACTTTTCTTGTACCAAAATTGAACGTCAACCCTGGTATGATGAGAGCATGAAAAATTGTGAAGGTGATCAAATATGGCTTCGCTCAACAAACTGCGCGATAGGAACCTGAAACGCATGGCAAGCAGATTGATCAACGAAGGATTCCACTTGGCTGAGACACAGCGCGCATGTGACGGGAGTGAATACGTCTTCTTGGTTCCGTCAAATAGAAGCCGGATTCTCAGATTGGAGTCGCCTGAGAACGAAGATGAAGAAGTGAAGTTCGTATCAATTACCGAAGATGATTTTCGAATCTTCCAGGAGCATTGCAAAACAAATACTGGGATGAAATAGCCATCCTTCTGGGGTGGCTTTTCTATTGGGGCTGAGACTATGAGATTTATTAAGAAGGTCGTTAAATCAACACCGACCGTCGAGTTGCCAAAAGACCACAAATGCTATGGCTGCGTGTGGGCAAACGCTCATGACAATAAAGTGGTATGCGTGCGAATGCCATGTATTAAAGCAAAATGGCCAGTGAGGAAGTAGTGGTGCCCGGCGCACAGGGGAACATACGGGGATAGCCCCGACAAATGTGCTGCAGGGTGAAGGCTCTGGCCACCTGCCCCTTGTTCGGCGGGCATTGCTCGCCTCATCTACTATCCCCCATACTACCGCCCTGGAAACGGGGCGGGATTTTCAATTCTGGACAAGATTCCTCCGTTGTATCAAAATAGGAAAATAAAGGGGGGATCAACATTATGTTTCAGCAAACAAGTGCGTTTATTGATGCGCTCAAACAATGGAACCATGAAGTTGGAGAGTACACCACACTGGACTTCCGTACCTTACTATTTATGGTGAGCTATCCCATTAAGGTAAATGAACTCTTTGCGGATAGTGCGGAAGAACAATTGAAAGAGTTGGAAGCGAGAATCAAAGAACTCGTTAGCACGCAAGGCATTGATGAGGACTTCCTTATCACTGGGCTTATTGCTGCTGTGACTAAGAAACTTGAGCAACAACTTACTGGTCATGGTGAGTCTATCACAACTAATGAATTTATGTTGGAATATGCGATTGAGAACGGGAAAGAAGGCATTGCTAACCAGGTTAAAAGAGTCCTCGAACGAGTTAAGGACTCGTCCTATTACTACAATGCTGAAAACGCCATTGACAAATGGGAAGTTATCCTTGCGAAGAATTTCAGTCGCGCGAACCGCAGAGAATGGGACGGGAATAGATTGAGCGAGCAATTTCGGAATTTCAAAGTAATGAATGAATAGAGCCTTTGGGCTCTTTTTTTGTTCAACGCTGGGCAGCTGAAAGAGACCTCGGATCCAACCTATAAAAAGGCCTTATCCCGGGTGAGGATGAATTCGGCTCACGAGCGGTGTTCAAGTATAGATTTACAAGGAGGGTGGAAAGGGATGGATGAACGTTATGTGGATCAAGACACCGGCGAAATCCTCCGTCAGGAAACCATCCTATTACGAAGCGACCAAACGTATCGTGTTTTCCGAAAGGGCGGAGGGCGCCGGATCAAATTCGTTAAATTCAGGACCAGTCATCGTGTGAAGCGGCTGATTTACAACATGCCGAACGATGAATTGGTCTTTTTCTTTCGGATCGCCTTGTATGCGACAGAAGGTTTCAACTACTTAATGGGGGATAACGAACGCGGACGGCGCGGATCGCCATTATCAATCAATGACCTGGCTAAGATTACGAAGAGCTCTCTTTCAACCGCCAGGAGGCACGTGAAGAACCTGACGGATAAAAAGGTGATTAGACAAACCGAGCTGCAGGATGGCCAGAAAGTATGGGCCATCAATCCAATGTACGCGATCAATGGGAAGGAACCTGCACCAGAGCTACTGCAACTATTCAGTCAGGAAATTGAAGATTCTGGGGAAGGGGGCGATGGTGAATGATCAGCCGTTTCTTGTTGACGATATCAGATAGGGCGTTGGAAATCATGCTGGTCCTTTCTGTTATAGAAATTCTGAGAGGTCATCACGAAAATGCAAGGTGGTTTCTGTTGTTTGGGATGATCTTTGACATAAGAAGCAAACCAGCACGATTTTAATCGATTTTCTCAAAGGTGGTCGCCAGAATCCAAAGCGCAACGAAGCGTTGAGGCTCTAAGCGCCAAGCCCTCATTCTCTGTGTTCATGCGTGAACACTTTTCGGGCAAAAAATGCTCATCCATGAACACATCAAAAACAGCATTCAACCCACGCCACCCAAAGGATACAGCCATCGGACTACTGGTGATGTTCTTTATTCTATATACAAACGCCAGTGCAGGGCAGTAGCGTTACTGTGAAAGCAAAATCATTGAGGAAAAGAGCGTGACAGCATGCAAGGACTCTATCAGCATTACAAAGGTGGTATTTATCAGGTTTTCGAAACAGCACGACATTCTGAAACACTGGAGGACCTAGTCGTTTATCAATCCTGCGAAACGGGAGAATCATGGATTAGACCGTTGACTATGTTTAATGAAACAGTCGAGCATGACGGGCAACAGGTCCCCAGATTCCAAAAGCTTCCCGATCCTGAACCCGACTACATCGATGAAGATGAAGAGGCGGAGTTCATCCAGGAATACCTCATCAAGAATGGATCAGGCATCATCTCCGTCGATGACATCAAACTCATTATTGAGGCACAGTTTGAATTCCTGCGGTCGAAGGGACTCGTGACAGAACAAAAATGAAAAAGCCCCATCAATAGGGCTCGCTCATTATCTCAGCCAAGACAACGGACATGAACTCGTCCGATGCTACACTCATCTCGGTTTGGCCGCGAAAGAATCTCGTGACGAGCTGTCCATCAACATACTTTGGGAACATGATAAATCCGTGCTCATTACTCACCTTGGATGTCCAGCGGTGAACGATGTAGTCAGGGTTGTATTCCCAATGCAATTTTTCGTAAATGAATTCGTCCGATTCGGCGAGCTTCTTTGGTTTAATCATGATTTTTTCTTCTCCTCTGATAAATGATTATTATTTAGTGGGGCAGATCGGTAAAATTGCACCCATTGATATGGTTATACTCATTTCGCAAATAATCTTTAAAGGGAAATCTGGAATGTGGGAATCCTGCGTTTATCCCCTGCGGATGGCACTTTTCCCGGTCGGTCGCTTCTTTTGGTTCCCTTCTAGCAAATTGCTTCTAATAGTAACTAGAGAGATACCAAGGAACAAAACGGGCACAAAAAAGCGGCTGAACCGATACATACGGCTGCCGGATTAGAATGATGACCTAACTGCTGGTTACCCCATCATGAAGCGTTCGCAAACGTATACCTTACGGGAGATTCGAAAGAACAGACGAAGATAGTTCCTAAAGGTATTTAAAATATTATACGAACGTTCATGATAATCGCTTTACCTTTACGAACGCTCTTGCTATAATTTGGGTAAGAGATAAGTTTGTGGGGGGATTTAGATATGGAACTCGGGTATGCTCGTGTATCGTCAAAGGACCAGAACGAAGAACGCCAGGTAAAAAAGCTGATGGATCTGGGAATTGAAGATCGATTCCTTTTCATCGACAAGCAGAGCGGTAAGGATTTCAACCGTCCGCGCTACCAAGCGATGAAGGACATGATCCGTGAAGGTGATTTGATCTATATCGACGCGCTCGATCGACTAGGCCGGGATTATGACGGCATCATCAATGAGTGGAAGTGGATCACACGGGAGCGAAATGCAGACATCGTAGTACTTGAGAACGAAACTCTATTTGATAGTCGGAAATTCAAAGCCATGGGTGACATGGGTAAACTGATGGAGGATCAATTCCTCGCTCTTCTGGCTTATGTGGCTGAACAGGAGCGTAAGAAAATCAAGCAGCGGCAAGCCGAGGGAATTGCCATTGCCAAGGAGAATGGAAAACATCTCGGTCGCCCAAAGGTAACACTGGATGCTCTCACCAAAGAACAGCGGAAACAATTCGAAGCGCTCTACCCGAAGTGGAAGGGCGAAGAAATCACAGCCGTTCAGTTCATGACAACTCTCGATCTGAAAAAGACAACCTTTTACAAGATCGTTAAGGAATACGAACAAACTGCATAGCGAAATCGAAAGACTCCAACCGGGGTCTTTTTTTATTGCCAGAAAGGTGGAGATCAAATGAGCGTCATCAGTCACGATGAATTGACGGTTACATTCCGAGGGAATGAATATCGATTCTTAGAGGTCGGAATAGACATTTCCAATCAATTCGACAAACCCATAGGGACCGTTCTCATGACACATGAAATCGAGGGGTTCGAAGTTCCTCTTTTCCTGGTTGAAGAGACAGACGATGCCGGTGATGTTGGATTTTTCTTCGGTGTGAAGGTCGGGCAGACTGGGCTGTTCGTCACCCTGCAGGACGAGCGTATTATAGAAACGGCCAACGAGTTGGTCTTTCACGTTGCAGAAATGGAGGGCTGGGAATGAATCCGACAATCAAGCTGAAAAAAATACATCCTGATGCAGTTGTGCCCAAATACGCCAAGGAACTGGACTCAGGATTTGATCTGCGAGCAATCGAAGATTACGTCATCGCGCCGGGAGAGTCGGTGAAGATCCACACAGGCATAGCCATCGCCCTCCCGCCAGGACACGAGTTGCAGGTCAGGCCGCGTTCCGGTGTCAGCGAAAAGACAAAGCTTCGCATCAGCAACGCACCTGGCACATGTGACGCGGGCTATCGCGGTGAGATTTGCGTCCTTATCGATAACATTGCGCAGCTGGTTCCTTCCAGCGTGATGAACGGCAAGATCATGTTTGACGCCACCTTCAAGTTACTCGGCATCGATGGCAAGCCTGCCGATTATGTCCCGTCTGACAGAAAAGATGATTCCTTCTACAAGCAGACCTACGTGATCGGGAAGGGTGACAGGATCGCCCAAGGCGTTCTTGCCAGTGTGCTGCAGGGTGAGTTTGAAGTAGTCGATGAGCTCGACGAAACAGAGCGCGGGGAAGATGGGTTTGGGAGTAGCGGCAGTAATTAAGAAAGGGCTGTACGCCCCTCTTCTTACAGAGAGATGTACAACCCGGCTCCGAGCAATGCAAGTCCATAAAAAATGGCTTTGATTGCGTCAGCCGTGATCTCGAAATTTACATGAAATTTCATGAGTCACGTCCTTTCTCGGAGAATCGCAATTTCATCATACACGGCATGACCATATACTGTAAACCGTCTATAACCATCAAATTAGATTGACTGGCACCGTAGCAATGTATTTACACCCACGGAAGGGGAAACGCGCTAATTTCATGGCTAAAATCGCTAAAATGCATCTGCAAGCCATAGAAAGGAGTGAATAAGCATGGCAGCCAAGACAGAAGCAGGCAAGCAAAAGCAAAAAGAAGCCTTGATGGAGCATCGCCCAGACTCGCCAAACCTCAAGCATGGTGTGCCTGGGTTCCTCCAATCCGGCTTGCACCCGTGTGTGAAGTGTGTGAAACAAAAGACTTGTGATCGTTTCAAGAAAGGTGCTGACTGTTCCTATCTCGCAGAATTTCAGCGGAATATCGAGGTAGGGGTTATGGACCTGGAATACATCGACGATCAAGACCTGATGATGGTACAGGTACTGGCAAAGGATATGGCTGCAATCGCGCTATGCGAGATGTATTTCTCCGTGGAGGGCATGGTCATCCATGACAAGCGCAAGAAGCAGCTATCCTCACAGCCATTGGTCAGCACTTATAACGAATTGAAGCGATCTGTGCGGGAAACCATGAAGGCTTTGGGTATTGGTCCGGCAGCAAGGGCAAGGTTGAAGATGGAGCAGGTCAACGTCGTGAAGCAGATCAATGAGCTTGGTCTGGACGAAGACAAATCAGCTCTGGAAGGCACTGAGTTCCTCAATGATTAATTTCGCGAAGGAAATCCGCGCCAAGATCGATGCGTTGACCAAGAAGGATGCAAAGAAGGGAAAGAAAGCATACGACATCCTTAAGGATTTCGAGCAGTTTGCCACTCGGTGCCTGAAGATCAAGACCAAAGAGGGCGCGATCGTTCCTTTTTCGCTTAACGAGGCCCAAAAGCGCTTTGCTCGGCTGGTCTTCGAACGGATGCAGAATGGGAAACCCGTACGAATCATCATCCTGAAGGCACGGCAGATGGGATTCTCTACTGTAACCGAGGCGATCATTTACTATCTGACGTCTACCCAGGAAGCAAAGAATAGCTTTATCGTCGCTCAGGACTCCAAGGCGTCCGAAAACCTGTATGAAATGTTCAAAACGTACTACGATTACGTGCCAGCGCTGTACAAGCCCATGAGGAAACGGAACAACTCCCGCAAGCTAACATTTGAGAACCCGACAGCGCTGGAATCACTGCGGCAGAAGAATCCGGGGTTGAAGTCACAAATCACGGTAGACTCCGCAGAAGCAAACGTCTTGGCTCGTTCAGGCACCATCCATTACGCGCACATCTCAGAGTTGGCGTGGTGGCCAGAGAACAAGAAGTCCAAGCACATGCTTGCCCTGATGAACTCCCTGTCAGACGCGGCTGGCACACTTTGTATTATAGAATCCACGGCGAACGGCATCGGGGAGCATTATCAGCAGATGTGGGAGAAGGCCGAGAAGGGGGAGAACGACTTTATCCCGTTGTTCTTCGCCTGGCATGAATTTCCGTCATACCGTGAGGAATTCGATTTCGAAGAGGAAATGCTGGATTTTGCAGCATCTTTGGATGAAGAAGAGAAGTTTCTGCAAAGCCGATTCAACCTGCAGCTGGAGCAACTGAAGTGGCGCCGATCGACGATCCGTAACAAGTGTGACGGCGACGTGAAGCTGTTTCAGCAGGAGTATCCGTCGTTTCCTGAAGAAGCGTTCCTGGTATCCGGAAGAGGAATCTTTGATCAGCGGAAAATTCAAGAGGAAATGCTTAATGCACCGGAACCAATCCGCGAGGAAATGGACGGTGCTGTTTTGATTTGGGAAGACCCGCAGGAAGATGAGCTCTACGATATGGGCGCTGACGTCGCCGAAGGTTTGGACGACAAAGATACCGACTCTTCTACCTACCTCATCTGGAAGCGAAGCACCGGGGAACAAGTCGCTGAGTTGCAGATCAAAGCCGAGCCATTTGAGTTTGCAGAGATCCTGAATCAATATGGCCGCCATTACAACAATGCATTGCTTGGCGTAGAGCGTAACAACCATGGGCACGCGGTTCTCCTTGCGCTCATCCAGATATTCGACTACGCGAACCTGTATGAACACAAGGATTACGATCAGAAAGGGAATGTGGAGAAGCGCCCGGGCTGGCCAACTACATTGAAAACGAGAGCCATCCTGGTTGAAGAGTTCCGCCAAGCCTACAAAGATGGCGAAGTGAAGATAAAGTCCCGACGGTTACTTGGCGAGATGCGAACGTTTGTGAAGAAAAACGGCAAGGCCCAGCACCAGGCAGGCTGCCACGATGACATTCTGTTCGGGGCTATGATCGGCTGGGAAATGCGGAAGCATAGGCATCGCGGAAGCATAAAGCCTATCGGGTTCTCCATCATGCCTGACTTTAAAGCAATTTTTGGATAAGGAGGTGAGAATGTGAATATCAAGAACAAACTGCTGGATTTCTTTGGGCTACAGGTTAAGCAGCAGGCTATCGAAAAGCAAGATGACAAGCGTTCATCATACGCAGAGTCGCCGCCCACTTATATCTTCGACCAATTTAGGGTGTCAGCCGACCGAATCACAACAATTCGTGAAATTCGGGAGCTGATCAAGAAAGATCTTCGCTTTAAAATGACAAACCACCGTATCGCCGCAGACGCAACGCGTGGAGGTTGTAGGGTAATTGTGCAGGGGAGCGAAGCACATCGAACACACCTGAAAAGGCAGGGGAAATCGACTCCTAAACGTTTGACACCGGGAGCAAACATCGCGCAGCAAGTCGTAGATAATTTCATGAGGCGTACAAAGCTATCCGTCAAATCAGAAGAACACCTGCGTGCTTTATTGCGTGATGGAGACGTATTCCTTAATCCGGTTATTGATTTGAAAGCCGGCCTTGTGCTGGATGTAAAACGCGCGCCTGCCTTAACCATGAAACGAAACAGTGATCAATATGGCGAATTTCCTGATCCAGAAAGAGCCTTCAGCCAGATAGACCCATTAACACAAATCAACTCTCTAATGGAGATCGGACCGCCGAGCAAATCACGAGCTGACTTTGCTCTTTTCCAAATGAATCACATACGTTGGCTGGCGGAGGAGACCGAGCACTACGGAACATCCCATTACGCTTCAGCGCGGAGAACGTACAAGATTCTCGAAAAGATGGAAATGGCGGCAGCGATCAGGCGCGAGTTCAGATCCGTGCAAAAAAATAGCCACCACTTTCCGGACGGTACGCAAATGAAGGATGTGATTGAGTACGCTCGGGAGAACAGATTGATTGACGAGTTTGGAAACCCTACTCCAAATTCCCATTTGCTCAGCGATTTCTTCGGAACGGCAAAGGTCGAGGCTATCGAAGCCGACGCCAATCTGTCTGAAATGAAGGATATCGAATACTTCGATGACTTGCTGTGGCTTAATCTGGGGGTACCAAAGACAATCCTGACATCTGGGCAAAACATCAACCGGGATATTCTAAAGGTGCAGTATCCGCAGTATTTACACTCGCTGGATGACATGACAGACACACTGGAGTATGGAGACATCGGCCCCTTTTCCGGGTACCGCGCACTAATTGACCTGCAGTTCCTGCTCGCCGGTATTAATCCGGAATCAATCATCTATGACGTTGTGTGGACTGAAAAATCGATGGAGACAGCGTCGGAGCGTCTGGAGAGAGTGCAGAATGCACGTGGAGCAAAAGGTGGAGATGTCCTTATCACACGCCTAAAAGCCGTCCAGGAGATTGCAGATGACTTCGATATTGAAGATCCGTTGGAAATGATAGCCCAAATTGAAGAAGAAAAGGCTCATGTAGCATCTGTTGTCCAAAGCCTGGCTAAACCATTGGATAAATCCA